CCCAGGAGACTATGCACAACCTCCTAGTTTTGCTGTTGATGGCACAGGCTTTGATGCTGAATATTACGGCACGCAAACAACACATGGACAAGCTGCATTACAACGTTGGAGTGATGCACAAACAGGAGTTTTAGGTGCTTTACCTGATTTAGATGTTGTTGGTCCATACGGTGTTGCAAATACTCCTAATAATCTAAATCTTTTTCTTCATGGTACATATACAGATATTAAAAATTCTGGTATTCCAGATAAAGATAATAGAGGTAATGCTGCTGAAGCTACTGCAGCATCTAATGCCTATTTTGAAAATTGGAATACAATCCCAGAAGAGCAACAGCAAGCTTATCGTGATGACTTATTAGGATTAACAACAACAAGTCAAGGAAGTGGCAGCCCAACTGTTGACTGGGATGAGCCTTTTGTCTTAGACGCAGATGGCAATATTGTTTATGAAGTAGATGAGTTTGGAAATCAAACCCCTTTAGTTAATCCTGACGCAATTAGTTTTTTAGAAAGCAGTGTCTTTAATGTTTTTGGTAAAAAAGATTTAGAACAGCAAGATAAATTTAAAGCACTATCTTTAGACCTTTTGCAAACGTCTATGGATAAATTAAATGAAGAAAGAGCACGAGAAAGAGAACTAAATATGTATATGGGTTTACCAGGTTTTGATGAAATTTATGGTGCAAATTCTACAATTGCAAATTCATTACTTGGTGATAGTGGCATAGGCGGTTTCCTTTCTATGGCAGGTGTAAATGTAGATAAGATGACAGAATCGTTGGAAGATGATTTAAGTAATGTAACTGGAATATCCAACAACAGTAGTGTATATAACTGGCAAAAATGGTTTGATGAAACACTGCTTGAACGTTATGAAACAATGGAAGAAATTACAGGAAAATTACAAGCAGATGTAGAAGGATTAGACCCTATTTTAAATAGAAATCAATGGAATAATTTTCAAACAAGTATAAATAATACAGAACCAGGAACAGAAGAATGGCAGGCTTTAATGGATGCAAATAATCTTCCAAGAAGTGTAAGTAAAGAAAGAGCACTAGAAATCAAAAATCCAGATAATTGGAGTGCTTTATTAAATAAATATGATTTAGATCCTGATTTAACTAAAGAAGAAACAATTGAAATATTGTCAAATGAAGAGAATGAAATTGCTAAAATTTATACAATTGAAGATGAATTTAGAACTTCTTTTATTGAAGATTATATTAAACCACGTTTTGATCAATCAAAATCAATGGATGAATTTATATCTTATTTAGATAGTTTAGATGAAGACGAACAAAATATTTTTCAAACTCAAGATGCAATGCAGGCATTAAAAAATGTTGCCTCTGCACATGCATCAGCAAAATTAAATATGATTCAAGCAACTCCTGACCAAACTTTTGATTCTGCTTTTTATTTTGATCCTACAACTGCAATTGATACTAGAGAAGGGTTTGAAGGTCCTAAAGATGAAGACTATAGAAAACAAGCTGAACGTGTTCAAAATGATTATGAAATTGCTAATACGAATCCAAATGCAATTGTTGAAGGTAGTCAAAGTGACTTTAACCCACAAGGTGTAACCTGGGCACAATATGCTTATTACTATGGTGTTGATTTATCAAATCAAGATCAATTTGCTCGTTTACATTATGATGCAATAGGTAAAGGTATTGCTTTTGACCCAGCAAAAGATGTTACTAGTTTGGCTGATATTAAAGGATATATTGTTGACACAGTTATACCAGCAGTTAGTGAAGCTAAATTAGATTTAGGTGACGCTGCTTTTTCTGCTTTTACTACACCAGAAGAATTTGCAGATGAATTATTAAAAGGTATTGATCCTACTGAAAATAATCCGGAATGGAAAGAAGTATTAGAAACTTTTGGACTTGAAGTAGATAGCTCTTTAGATGAAGTTAAAGACTATATTATTGATATTACAAGAACTGGTGCAGCACAAGAAATAAGAGAAACTATCAAATATTTAAATGAAAAAAAATTAACACCAACACAAGAGCGCATAGGTGTTAGTTATATTGAAAGAGAAGAAGATGCTAATCCTACAGACCCAGAAGGACAAACTGCTTTATTTCAAATTTTTAGTGACGCTGGATATGCAGGTACACAGGATGAATTCTTTACAGAATTTATGCCTGATGCAGATAGAGCAGATATTGAATTTATTACACAAGGAATGGCTGGAGGCGGAGGATTTAATTTAGAAGAAGTTTCTAGCGATCCTTTTGCAGCTTTATCACAGATTGGTGGATTAATGGGAGACGCAGACGATGTGTTTAGTGCAGGGAGCGTTGATTATGATGATGAAGAAGATTCAAATTATTTTAGTCTTTTTGATGAACCAGAAGATTCTTATAGTGATGCTGGGAGGGATTATATTAAAGAATATACTTCTTTCTTTAGTTCATAATGGCAGAAAAACATAAAAAAGCAGCTAAAGCTGCAAAGTTAAATAAAGACAAAATGGCTTGTAATAAGCCTAAAAAAACTCCTGGACATAAAACTAAATCTCATGTCGTAAAAGCTTGCGAAAAAGGAAAAGAAAAAATTGTCCGTTTTGGTCAACAGGGTGTAAAGGGCGCTGGCAAAAATCCAAAGACAGCCAAAGAGAAAGCACGTAAGAAGTCATATTATGCAAGACATAATGCTCAGGATAGCAAACCAAGCAAAATGAGTGCTCGGTATTGGAGTCATAAAGTCAAATGGTAACTGTACAAATAGAATTACCTCTTGAAGATGTAAGAGCATTATATGAAGCAGTTTGTGCAGCTTTAAAATATTGGCCAGGAGGTCAGCCAGAAGAACAAGAAAAATATCAACAACTAAAATTATTTTTATTTAGTATACTGTGTGAAGCTTCTTTAGATGTATGAACAAAGGCGGTAGCTACGTTGTCGGAAAGCCTAAAAAAACAAGGCAAGGAAATGGTAAACATTCTCGTCCAAATCATGGACGTAAAAAACTTCGTGGACAAGGAAAATAATATATAGTATAAAGATATGCAAAGCTCTAATGTATCTTTACCAAGATGCTATTTCTATAATTAAAGCCTTTGAAGGCTTTAACGAAAAAGCTTATCCTGATCCTGTTACTGGAAGCGATCCATATACTTTTGGATATGGAACACAATTTTATCCAGATGGCTCTCAGGTTAAGCAAGGGCATTGTTGCACCAAAGAAAAAGCACTAGAGTATTTACTTTATGAAGTAAATATTATTGCAGAAGAAATTGATAAATTAAATCTTGAAATTGATCTTGATATGAAACAAGGATTGATTTCTTTTATTCATTCAGTAGGCTGGGACTCTTTTTTATATAGTCCTATTATTGATTTATGTGAAAATGAAAATTATGCACAAGCTGCTCAAGAGTTTGGTAAATGGATTTTTAATGAAGAACATGAAGTAATTGGTGGGTTATTGGATAGAAGGAGACAAGAAGCTTGTTTGTTTTTAGATTTAGAAAATCTTCCTGGAGGTTTATTGTTAAAAGCCTTTAGAAATTATTCAGCTTCTGCAGAACAAGTTGCTGCTATTAGGCAGCTTGAAACAGAAATAAACCCTTATGTTCTGTCAGAATTTGCTAATAAATTTAATGTTACATACAGTGGTGACTTTGATTTATCCGAAGAGGATTTACGTTTTATTTTTGAATTCCAAAAATAAATCTATACACTAGAATAAGTAGAGTAAAGGTTAATCGGATGGGTGACTCAACATCTACCAAAGAGTTTGAATTGCCATTACACCTGCAACTTGCCATGCGCAAAGCAGAATTAGAAGCACAAGAATTAACCTGGGACCAGCTTTATATTGCGTTGTTAAATTTATATCATCAACGTCTTTTGGAAATACAAGCTGTAAAAGATATGCTACAAGCTGAAAATATTGAGTTAGAGTTTGATATTCCAAGTGATATAGAGCTAGCACAGCTAGCCCTAACAATCATGGCTAGCCAAGACGATGATGAAGAGGATGATGATTTAACACCTTTCTTTGGTTAAGTTACAAAGCTATTAATCTATTTAGATACCACTGAGCTTTTTTCAGTGATTCAATACCCCCTTTATGCTTTTCGCGCCAAACATATTTTGCTACGTTACCTTTTAGGTAGCCTCTATATTCTTCTGGCGTTAGCTGTGCTTCGATGGCTTCAATGCACTCAAGTCCTCCATCGTTGTAGTGAGAAGGGTGATTAACGTTATCAACAAAAATTTCTTCGTGTTTTTTTACATAAGTATTCCATACTTTTTTGTCATAGGTTATTTCATTTTCATCACTACTTGTATCAACAGCCCAAGGTACAGGACAGATACCTCCAGGACAATCTGATATTTCTTCTTCTGAAGTTACCGGTTCAAACCAGCTTTCATCTTTCTTTGTTTCTTCTCGTCCATTTCCATTTCCTCCGGTGCGAAGTCGCCCATATCCACCATCAATTGTCGTGGTTGAGGCATTGCTCCCATTGCTATTCCCTGTTCCGCGCTCGGAATTGTGCCCGTTACTCCGCATCGTTGTAGTTCCTCAGGATCAATGGCTAAGTTAGTACGAGGACGCATTTCTTGTGTTACTGCAAGTCCTCTATTGAATTGATCATACACCGGAACATCATTATTTTCATTATCTAATTCCTGTCCAAAATCA